TAATTTCGTCTGCCATAAGTAAAATTAATTTAATTCTTGCTTAAGATATAATAAATTTCAAATTTAGTGCGCTGAACTATAGCGCTTTTCACATTATTGTTTTTTGTTTATTTAGTTCTAAATGCTTTGCGGGGTCAAAAATCTCATATCTAGGGAATCCCCTTATTACTTGATTAGCCCTATTTGAGTCCACAATTCTGATTAAAAACTCTGTTTTATTATGCTCAGGCACTTTAAGACTCTTGAAATTCAGCATGTCATAAAGTATATCCCCAGCTTTCAGCTTTTTAATTTGATTGTTTAGTACTACTACTTTTGTTTCCAATGCGCTTTACTTCTTTTTGGATTTCACCCTGCTTCTCTAGCTTCTTAATATCGTGCTGTCTCTCTGCAGAGTCTTTTTGTTTTTCGTAGTTAAATTTATCTCTTTCAAGTTCTAACTTTTCTTCGTCCAGGTCATCAGGCTCCTCAAGTTCTGTTTCTTGTGGTAGATTAGACCAGTATCCCTCACGGTCAATCTTCTCAAGTTCTTGCTGGTGCTGTCTTTCCATTCTGTCTCTTTCAGCCTGCTGTGCCTGCTGTTGCATCTGCATAGCCATCTCTTGCTCTTGCTGAGCCATTTGCTCCTGAACTTTCTCAAACCCTTCAATCTCTCTTTCTAACTCCTCGAATGAATCAGAACGCATCATCTTCATTATTGTACTTAGATTAGCTTTATCGTTCTGGATTAGAGCATGAGTTAACTGTTGCATGTTCTTGAAGATTTCAGAGTCTCTAACATTGTCTGTGACAAATACCCCGTACTCTTCGTTAACAAACTTATCAATGTCTTCTGAAGTGATGATATACCTTACACTTCCTTCCATCCATACCTTAGGACCTGTACCTTCGGCGTAAGCTATTTGAGCAGCATTAACTAATGAATTTAAGATGTTCTGCCATAATTGATTGTGAGGAGCAAAGTAAATCTCTGTAATCATGCCTGACTGAATAATATTCTGCTGGGCATTAGTTACAGCATCATAGGTACTTGTCTGGCCCTCACGCTCTCTAGATATACCTGCTACTTCTCCAATCTGTCTGTCTAAGGCATCTAATATACCAATGTAATTCAAGATGTGTGCAGCATTACTCATGTCCATAGTATTCTGAGGCACACTACGATTAGTAGTAGCTCCAGGGACTTCTGCATCCTGCATAGTATTGTATATCTTAATCTTAAGAGCTTTCAGATAATAGAGAGTCTTTTCTAGACCGATCTTCTTATCAATCATTGTGGAGTCTAATAGCATGATTTTACCTAAATCATCTCTGATCAACTCTTGTAGCTTATTCATAACAACAAAGTACAAGAACTGGAATGGCTTCATTCTATCCATTAGAGAGATAGGGAAGGCATTAGTGTTAGAGTATACTATTCCGTGATAGCCCAGTTTAGCTTTCTCGTAAGGCTTCTCCATAGAGAAATACTGATGAGGCTTTCTCTGTAGATTTACGTAGATGTCGTCCCCTACTCTTGTACCTTCCCAAATTTCTGGAACCCATTCCCATTGAATGTCTAAGTGTCCTAGACTCTCATCAAATTTGAAAGACTCATCTACTACTGTTTCTTGTGGCATTCCTGCCTCATCTAAATATGTCAAAAAGCCAACCTTACGCTCAGAACGCCATTCTACGTGAATGATGTCCCACAGTTCATAGTCAGCTCTTTCGTATTGTCCTGCATTGAACTTGTCTCTACCCCTTTCGTACAAATACTTACTAGTAGAGAAAAACTTATATTCTGGAGATTTACTAGGTAGGTCTGCCATTGTTCCCTCTTTGCGACCTTCTAGCCTTTCAATCTCATCAGGCTTTAATTCGTTTCTCCATCTGTCTAAGATTTCATGTGGATGCATCTGCTTATGAGAACCGGCAAATAAACCATCCTCTACAAACTTAGTGTCTGGAGACTTATGGTAAAACACATTAAGGGGGTTAAGCATTTCTACATAAGGTTCTTGATTGTGTACACCTACGTAGACAAACTCTTTACCTGCAATTAGACCATGTTTATAGCCGTCCATTTTTTTATCTACTAAAAGCTCTTTATACTTAAAGTACTTCAACAGCTTATTAGCAGTGATTTCCCTAGCCTCTAGATAAGTAGTATCCATTTGTTTCTGAATTTCATCTGGACTAAGCACAGAAGCCATAGTTTCTTCAATCTCTTGTTGAATGATTTGCCTTTCCTCATCTGTGAGGTCTTCATTCATCATGCTTTCAAGTAGAAGTCTTTGACGTTCATATTCTGCATTTATGTAATCTCTTAATAGTTTAGTCTTTTCAGTTTGATACGAGTCTAAGGCTTCATCGTTAACTAGTACTGCTTGGTAGTTAAAAGGTCTTTTTTTCTCCTCTCCTAACAGTACATCAATCTTATTATAAGTCTTATTATAGGGCTGTATTCTATCTTGAAAAACATCTCCTTCATCTACTCCTAGTAAGTCAAATTCTCTGGATACCATTTCTTTGTCAATATCGTTATTGTATAAACGATAGTTAGAAAGCATTCTATCATAGTCTGTTACTCCTGAATAGTTACGTTCAGAAGCTCCATGATAGTAATAATCCGAGAGAGCGTCTACCATGTCCTTACCCCATTGAAAGTCATTAGCTTTCTTTTTAGAGTAGAGTTCTCTTTGCTTAGGATAGTTATTAAATATCATTGTTCATTAGTTTAGTTTGTCTATTAGTTTCAACATAGCTTCGCCCATTAAGCTCATGTTTTTTATTAGGGAATAGATTTGGATTATTCTCTAGGAAATCTAGCACATGGCCGTTCTTATTATCTTCTTCCTCTCTGAGATATCTGTTGTGTGTTTCTTCTAGTCCTATCACACAGCCTAAGAATGCCATTGCGCGGTCAAAGTTACCTTCTTCCATACTAAAGGATACTAATTCCTCTAATAGTCCTTTAGACCAAATCTTATCTAGATTCATTATTGTTTTACCATCTTCTTCTCTTTCCATTAACAGCCAGTCTCTAGCGTACCTGACAGCTTCTCCCTTGACATATTTATTGTCCATCGGATAACCATAAGCAATAGAGCGGGAAGTCATCCCAGGAGTCTTAGTAAGGATTGTTCTAGGTTGAGTAGCTAAGAGGTAAAGCTTTTTTCTCTTTTCAAAATATTCTTTAACGTTACCTCGTGCATTCTCGAAAAATATCATTCCTGGCGAGTTCCCATAGAACATAGCTAGTTTCTCTATATTCTCATTCAGTATATGTCGACCCTCATATGGTCTTCCTACATACTCAGCAACTATCTCGTTGTATCCGTAAGAAGGATGTTTAGATGTTTTCATCACAAACACACTACCCAGTGATTCTCCTTCTGGGTCGTCCTTTGCATAAGGGTCATGCCCTATATTATAAAGACCTTGTGGGACATCTCCTGATTCATCTGTTATAGGAAACTCATATACCACTACACAGCCGTCTCTATTATTCTCTGAGGGGTTTATAGGGAAATCATGTATTGGTTTGTCTACATGGTTTATCTTGTGTGAAACACCTCTAGTAGCAGTCTTGTCAAATGACAAAGTAACAGGTGTGGCCATGTCTAGATATCTGTTACCTATCTTAATCTCAGATAATCTTCTTCTCAGTTCGTTGATAGGGAAGATATTACCCCTCTTAGACAAGAACATCTCTGATGGGACTCTAGGACGATACATTAGCTCGTTATCAATAGCTGTAGAAGATGATGCCTTTCTCTTATGCTCTCTTACCTCATCTAGCCATTTTGAGGCCTTAGCAAAGTCGGTATTGCCATTTTCGTCCTTGAACTGGTTAAGGGAGTATTCAGCCGGAACAAACCAACCAATCTTTCCTCTGCCTTCCCACTCATCGTTAAACTCTAAGAACTGGTATTGTGAAGGGTTTCTAAAGATAGTCTCAGATTCCCTGATTTTCTCCATGTTACCCCCAGTACCTAGGTAGATGGAAGACCCAATCTTATGTGTACCTTCTGTCTGACAGTTCTCATTAGCTGCATGTACCTGTAGAACATTAGCCAGTAGACCAACCTCTTCAATAACCATCACCTGTGGTCTAGTACCTACTGCAGCTTCTGGGTTTTCTGTGGTATAGATACCGTGCTTAATATTAGTACCGCTACCTTTCTTAACCCATCCTTTGCCTGGAACCTTTTCTTCGTACTCGTGCCTCCAAGCATTCTTAGCATTGTTTGGCTGCATAGAGCCAGATGTGTTTTTATAAAAAGGAGCGGGGACAAAGTTTTCACCTTCTCCCCATTCTCCTGGTAATCTGTCTAGAGAATCTTTTGCTTTTGACAAAAGTTCTGCTGATTTATCTGATATTGCGGCTCCTACGAAAACTTCAACTTTAGCAGGATTCTTTCGAGTCTCCTCGGTATAATACTTCGCTCCATCAAATAATAAGGCATATAGGATAATTCCTACACCTACCATGTAGGACTTACCAAAACCTCTGGCATTATGGTCTTTAGTGTAATCTTTAAGTAAGTAAAGATGATCTTTATCTACTTCAAAGCCATAAAACTTGTCTATACCAATAGGCTCTATGTAGATATTATTTATGTTACTGCCTTTTTTAGTAGAAGTACATTTAGATTGCTTGCGCTTTACTTTACAAGGAATCTCTGAGATATCTCCAGTTACAGTCAAATCATATCTTAAAGTGTTTGTTACCCCTGATACTCTTCCCCTACTTATAACCGCTCTAAATCCTAAAGACCTGGCAAGTTCTTGTGCTTGTAGTAACAAGCTTTTATCTGTGTTTGTTATCTTATATCTGCTTTTTTCCAGGGTTCCGTCAGAGTCTATTAAGCCCGCCAGTAACTCTAGTCTCTGGTCTATACTGGAAAATAAGTATTCTTCTGGTATATGTTTGTTTAGTTTTAAAGTTTTGGCAAACCAGCTATTTTTAGTAGAGTCCTCTTTATCAATTAAATGGAATCTAGTAGTACTGCCTTCAGAGAATCCGTTTTTGGACGGGGTTAAGCTATAGTCAAATCTGTCAGAAGACTCAGCAAAATCTATTAACCAATCCAGTATTTCTTTGTCATCATCTTGATTAACACAAATTTTTCTATAATGCTTAAACCCATCACCTAACCAGAGGCCTAAAAAATAGGGATGCCATTTTAAATCTTTTTCTTGGTATTCTACTGCTCCGGACCTTAATAATTGGTAAGTCTTTTTCTGATAGTCAGGGAGTTCAATAAATTCCTGAAGCATCATATTAATAGGCTTGTAGACTGTTTTCAGTTTACCGTCTATCTTTTTTTGTGTTCGTTTGCCTAAATGCAACATATGAGACCCACTACAGGTAAAAGATTCTCCGTACCTAGAAGATATCTTATACATCATGTTTTCACCTCGTATTAGCTCTTTTACAGTGCGTTTAGTAGAGTCAGGGCCCATTAACTCGTCCCCAACTTTAATGTCCTCAGCAGCTTTAGTAGAGCCGTTAAACATGCGTACTTCACTACCTTTGCCTAAACAACCTAACATAAAGAGGTTCTTGGCTTGATTATCCCACAGTGGTTTGCCTAATGATTTATTAAATGTTTTCCTGAGATACTGTCTAGCAGGTATGTACTCTTTTAAAGTCCCGTCTGCCTTCTTACAGTTCTCTGGTAAATAAACAGTTATTATCTCTCCACTCTCGTATTGTTCTTTATATTTAGGTAAATCTCGATAACAACTATATTCTTCATCTTCTTCAAATCCTGAAAATCCTTGAGCTTCTGACCAGTTATAGAAGAACTCCCACTCTATATCTCTTACGTAAGGTCTCATGAATACCTTTGGGGCGGATGGCGGAGCTTTCGGGTCATTGTGTCTAATTTTACCAAAATTACCATAGAAATAAAGATTTGGGGGCATCCATCTATATGTAGCCTCTTCGTAATCTCTTTTTACATCCCAATCTATATCTTCTGTATATCTTTCATCGTCTACTCCCCAAAACCCTTCTATACACCTTCTCTTCTGGATTCTCCAGTAATTCTCATAGTCTATAGAATCAGGGTGCAAAGACGGCACATCACTGATTAGAAAATTGTTTCTATTGTTAATTCTGACAAATCCCATTAGATTCTACCTTCTTCGGCTGCGGACTTAGCTATGCCTCCCTTCATTTTTGTTTGAAGCTCTTCTTCTAGGAAGGCTTCTTCCAACTTCTTGTACTGGTTCATCATCTTTTCAGTACGCTCCATCATCTTATCTAACATTTCATAGGTATCTTCATTGTATTCAGTATCTTCTATGAAACGCATTCTAGTGCTTAACTTATCTCCCCAGGCCTTAAAGTTCCTCTTAATGGGGGTCATTAAATAGTCATGGTATGCATCTAGAAGCTCTTGGTATTTAAAAAAGTCATCTTTACCTTCTAGGTAATTCTCATTTATTGTTTTAGCTCTGAGCTCCTCATCCATTCTGTATAACTTAGAACGAACGGGTTCTAGGTACATGCCAATAGCCCACATTATCTGTGAGCTCTTATCTTTGGTCTTAGTACGGTCCTTCTTATAAAACTCTCTAAAAGGACTAATGTATTTTACTTGTGGGTTCTCTTCCCAAAAGTTACTGTCAGGATTAAAATTACTTATAAAATTGTCCATATTGCTCTTCTGACATTATGTGGTACCTATTTAAACCCAGAACTGTGAGCTCGTCAATAAGCTCAGACAGCTTTACAATAGCTTGAGTATCCACTACTACTATCTTTCGTTCTGTATCTACCTTTATTATCATTACCACTTTTTTGCTGGACAGCTTTCGTCCTTAACCTTAGTCTTAGCAGGTAGGAAGCAACCACATCCTTGGTATTCCTTATCTCCTACTTTTATCTTCTTAGTGGGGTCGCAAAACCCTGCTGCTGTTTTTAGTGGACAGCTGCCACAGATTTCTAGGCGTTTTTGGGATAACTTACGAGTTTCTTCGTCCAGCATACCTAGCTGGTCTAGAACTTGATTACTCCACCCCCTTATTATTCCTTTCATCTAAAATAGCTTTTATACTTTTAGGAGGCATTGCTGGGTAAGCATTTCTCAGTTCAGGGCTGTCTAGAAAATTCTTTCCTGCCTTCACTGGAGTATGTTTCCTTTTCAACTCTTCCCTATACTCTTCTTTAATGTGGAAGGAGTAAACCAGAGAAACAAATATATTATCCCTGGCCCTATCCCCTTTATAATATTCAAACAGCTCTTTTAAGTCTGTTATAAAATCTTCGCTGTATCTATCCATAATTGAAAGGGGTGGGGACTAGGATGCCCCCACTTTGTGTGTTATTTGAGAGGAATGAATCATTATTGTGAACTTAGGATCTTTCTTCGCATCCGTAGGAAATCGTCTATCCAGTTGGAATGTTGATTGACTAAAGTTCTTAATACTGAAGAGAACCACATCCCCAATATTAAATACATTAGTGAATTCCTCAGGACAGTCGGTAGCGATGTTCACAATCACACCCCTTTCTTGGTAAGGATATGGATTATCTTCTGAAACCATTTTTGTTCCTGATTGACTAGGTACTCTGATTTTTGATGGAATCACCATACCATTATCATCAATATTTTCGAGTTTAAAAGGCCGTACCAGAACTATTCTATTAAACCCTTTTAAGTCTTTTATTTCATCCTCAATTTCTAACAAGGAATCGTTATACTCTTTAATTTCTACCGCCTTCTTCTCTTCGGCGTCTAATCTTGGTTTTTCTTGGTCTGCGCTAATTATTCGGCCCATATTTCAATCTTCTTTTTAATGCTAATTGCAATAGTTTTCTTCTTAATCTGTATTGTTCTCTTTCTTCGCCTTCTTGTCTTTTTGGAGAATCCGAGTTAATTATAATTTTATTGTTGACTAAATACTCTAGTAGTTCTATATCTGTTAAGGTCATTATCTCTTTAAACCCCTGTTCTGTCAGATTATCTGCTAGGTACTCTCTAATCTCCTGTTTAGTCATTCTGCATCTGTTTTGCCCTTTCCAGGATTTCCTCCATCTTCTGCTTCTGTTCTTCAAAATCTGGAGAGTTCTGTTTAGACTTAACATAGTTATCATAGTACTTTTGAAAGTGCTTTATATTTACTACATAAGAGCCAAATTTATTGTCTAAAAACTTTTGTCCAGGCTCCTCTGTAAGGACCTCCCTAATAAAACCGTATTTGTGTCGCCACATATGTTCTACCATCTCGGCAGAAATATTAGGAACTTCATCCTTAAACTCTTCTGCTACTTGTTCAAACAGTTTTTTCAACATACATCTATGATAACCTCTCCAAGTTCATCTTCCATCTCAACACTGACTCTTAGGCCATTATGTCTAGCTATCTCTCTATCTTCTAGAGGGTGGAGTCCCAGAGCCTCTTTTAGCATCGTATAAGCTGTAGGGCAAAGAACCAGTCTAGTAGCTCCTGCAGTAATCCTTTCCTTATACACAATGATGTCCAAGATATTCTCCACTGTGGGGTCTACTCCCTTTACGAAGTCTTCCGTTGTCAGTCCAAACTCATCCATCTATCTTAAAGTTGTGTTCGATAATTATGCCAGAGCCCCTTCTAGCCTCTTCAATGCCTTTTGCAATGTTTTTATTGAGGCGTAGGAGTCCATCTTCCTCTTTAAAGATAATATTCCTCTTCTTTAGGTTAGACAGCTTAGTGTTTAAGTTATCTAAAGTCATCTTTCGGCCACTGTTATTGTACTCTTGGATTACTCTATTTCTAGAGATTCTACCAAATCTATCGTACTCATATACTGGTTTTCCAGAAAGGCTCATGAACTCCACTAATAACTCTCTCTCGGACTCATGAATAGTGATACCAAATGTTTCTGTTAAAAACCTAAAATACCACTCTAAAAACTCTCTATAACTACCGTTTCTATTTAGTATTAATCGTTTCATTATACGAAGTTATGTAATCTAATCCAAACATTCAAATAATCTAAATCCTAAATTTAGTTTTTATAAATCTTGAAGTGATTGTTTAAGACTACTTCTTGATAAGGCTTATCTGAAGAGCTCTCTAGAATCTGGTCTAGAATGTATTCAGCCTCAAAGTAATTGAGGTCTGCCCCCTTCTTGTCTATTCTGTACACTTTACGTTCTACGGGATTATAATAACGTATCTTGTAGACTTCATCTTTGTTTATCCACTGAAATAATATGCTCATGATGTATACGTTTTAGATATTCTTTATACTTGCGCTTGTCCCCGTAAAAATCATGGTGTTTTCGACATAAAGCCATTAAATTATTAATCTCGTCCTTACTCTTACTTCCTCCCATTCCTCTAGCATCAATATGGTGTATATCTACTGCTTTCTGGCCGCATATCTCACAGGGTATAAAATCAGAAATATCATACCCAAAATACTTGAAATATACTTTAGTGTGTTTTTTCATTACTCATATCAATTATCCTCCACCTACATTTACTCCAATCCACTGGTTTTTGCTCTATGTAGAGTGGGTTTTGAGGGTACATGACTACAGAACCATCACTAAAAGTATCAATAGTGATACAGCCGTCTTTTTCTCTTTTGACTAGCTTAACCATACTGTAGATACTTTACAAATTTATTAAATTCCCCCTTTATAGTAATACTGTCTCCATTGCTTAGATACAAGTTAATAGAGTCTTCGTCAGATTGGTAACCTCCTAGGATGTCCTGTATGTAAATAAAACCAGGTTTCCACTCGCCGTCACTAATACCCAAATCCTGGTCCTTTTCATTTACTGTCCATATTTTTACTTTAACTAAATTGTGCTCTGGCATGTGCCCTCCCTATTTCAAAACCTGACTTATCGTTAAAGTCAGTAAATTTGTTTAGTTTAAACGTAGGTGAGATGACTTTATAGTTGTAATGAATATAGTCATCGTCCTCGTTTCTTTCTATGAATTTATCGTAGTCTCTTAACATATTACTGTCAAAGACTAACTCAAACCCTCTCATGGAATATCCTATCCAGTTCTTAGGTACTTTGTCTATCTTACTAGGCTTTAAAGAAGTAGAAGAGATTATCACTACTTGATCTAAGCGCTTATCTAGATTCTTAGCAAAGTCTAGAACCATACCGATAGGTTTGTGGTGATAAATACCTCCGTCTACTAAATATAGGTCTCTGTTGGTTGATTTGTCATAATGATGTTGAGGAGGAAAATAAGGTGGGAATGTTGAACTACCTATTAAGTAATTAAAAGCATCTTCATTAAATTTCTCTCCGGGTTGTAGTTCATATGTGTGGTACTTTCCTGTAAGTAGGTCTACAGCTCCGTAAATACCGTATTTTTCTATTTCCTTACCCAGCATGGTGTCCCGTATTAATTCCTTAACGGGCTCGTTACTAAGCAAGGATAATCTACCAATTAAGGTAGACCATACAGCGTTTTGTACTGTATCTCTTCTCTTATAGACGTCTTCGTTGCTTATACTAAGCACAAGGTCTACTAGTGTGTCTAGCTGCCCTGTACAGTATGCTGCAGTAATAAGGGCCCCACTTGAGTTACCTCCCACTACATCAAACTGATATCCTTTTTTATTGAGTTCATGGAGTGCTCCTGTCATATATATAATATTAGGGCCTCCTCCTGATATTACTAATCCTTTTGCCATATTCCTCTAGATAATTTGGGGAGCAGGAACTCTAGCTCCCACTCTTCTTCTAATTCGCCATGAAAAACTGTAACTTCAATCCATCTGTCATACCCATCGTCAAAGCGTTGGTCAAACTCCATATCTACTTCAGCTCCTGTGGCTTCTTTTAATTTATTCTTAACTCTTTCCATCTGTATCTTAAGCATGTCCTCTGTGAATGGGTCTTCCATTCTTAGACTAATCTGATAGGTATTTTTAGTAGTGTTGTGCATAATAATCACTCCACTTTGGTCATCCGCTTCAGGGTCGTTCAAATCAGCGGGATAAACATACTCTACCAAGTAGTCTCCAGGTTCATGATAAGATATAAACATAGCGAGAGAGGGGAATAAATCCCCTGCCTCACCACTCTCAGACATTGTAAATCCTAGCTTATCAAAATCCATATTAGTCGTTTTCTACGTCTTCCAACACTTGGGTTGGAGCTAAAATCATTGTTGTATCTACTTCTCTCAGGGAATACGCTGTTTTAATGTCTTCTGCACTTGTGGGTCCTTGATGTAAGTCAATGGTAAGTCTTACTGTACCATCTGACATTGATTGAACCCTAATAATCTCTACGCCTTTTCGTAAGTACATAAATATAGTTTTTTGCCCATGCCCGCTTCGGCTCTCAATCCATACGGGTCTTTTCCTTTAATAGTGTAATCTAGTTCTGTTAACTTCTCCTCTATTATAATCTTTGTTTCCTCACTGCCCAGTCTGTATACATCTAGAATAATCTTAGCGAAATCATTTACGCTTTTTAGACCGTGTTCTAGTGGTCTTCTTTCGCTCATTAGTTCCTCGTATCTCGCTAAACTCATCGTGACTTGACCTTGTAAGTTTTCCGACATAAAATTGTTCTTTCATTTCTTTGATAACTCTTTTAGTCCTACGTACATCTCCAGTCTCCCTTTGTACATGTTTAACAAGGGCTGGCTGTACATTCAACTCATTAGCTATCTTCTTTTCCTTCTCTGAAAACATTTAATCTCATTTTCTCGCTTATTTGTGTTAAATCTTGTTCTCCTTCACCTCCAAACACCAGCACATCATAAACATCTTTAACAAAAAATTGAAAGGTGTCTGTAACAGCATGTATATGACTGCTACTCATACCTGATGTTACTACAGGTACTAGAATCCACCTTTCATTGACGTTTACTCTAACATATGTACTGATTGTACATTTCCACAATTTAGAATCCTTTACCATATTCACGGTACACTTAGGATAAATCTCGTTAATAATCGCTGCTGAGTGTTTTATCATACTACAAATATACAGCGATTATCTGATAATTCCAAATTAAACTGAATATTTTTTACTATCCCCCCCTGTTTTTTTAGTGATTCCCAGAAAACCAAGCTTTTGGAAAGTTGCCGTGAACTTTTTTACTTACCTTGTGAGTAAGCTTTGAGACTACCTCTAATTCGCTGTTAGATATACGTCTCCCAGACGTAGTAGCCCTAGTTTCCTAGGGTATCCTCAGCCTACCTCTCGGTACTGAGTCGCGGCAAATACAAATATACGAAAAAAGTCTTGATAATTCCAAATAATCTAAATAATTCTTTTAGAAACCATAAATTTAGGATTTAGCCCCCTAGGTCAAACCTATATACAAAGTACCCCCCCCCTAAAATTTTTTCAGGTTTGTGTTTTATTACCATATCAAAAAAACCCCCACTACGGTTTGGTGGGTTTAAAATACCCCCGTGTCATTTATTCATCAAAAAACTTTTCAATTATGGCATTGAGTAGAGAACAAATTATCCAGAAGACCAAGGAAGCAGCAGACAAGGGCATCCAGAAAGTGTACGTAGAAGACATTCGCGAGGATGAGCAGACACGTAGCAGTGATGGGCAAAATGTTATTTGTCTTGCTTTGTTGTCAAACGGTAAAATCGCTCATTATTGGGCTAGCATGGTCAACTCGGACAAGTATGAGCTGTTTGGAGAAGACGGCAGCATTAACGCCACATTGTCCAAGAGCGATAAGTACGACAGTGACAACATCTTTGCGCTCATACCTAATACAGGAAGCAGAGAGAAGTTGCAGTCTAATCCGTTTGAGGCACAAGAGGCAGCATCAGCTACAGTTTAAGGGAATTAGGGCTTCGGCCCTTTTCCTTTTTTCTTTTTTTTATTGTTACCTGCGCTACGTATTAATACTTAATACTTAATTCTCCTGTTGGAGTACAGTGTTACGTGTTAATTGTGTGCATAATATGGGGTGTTTGGACTATTACCCCTATTTACACCATATCAACCACTTTAACTTTAATAGCCTGCATTATTATGTATGGCACAAAATCTACAATCATGGATTTAATTGAAATCTTAAACAATGCCACAAAACTAGGATATAGCTTAGTAAAAATGGATGAGGATACTCTTAAACTAGGTAACTGCCTAACTACCTTATTTGTTAGGAACGGTGAAGTACATGGATGGTTTAAGGCCATTCCAGGTGAAGGGTTTAGGTGGAATTATCCACAAGACCTTGTTGAGTATACTAAAGAACAAGCAGCTTAGTGTGCTCTTTTTTCATTTGTGGGCCAGTGAATTTCTTCGACAGGAGTTTTATAGCTGGATGCCTGAGTGTGCAGACACCAAACGGTATTTCGAAAGACAAGAGTAGTTACCCAAGATTGGTATCTAAACAAAAAATGTCTGACCCACATCATAAACCTATAATCATGAAAGGACTTATCTTTTTTATTGTACTCTACATTCTACTATTTTATAATGCTGGAGTATTCTTGTACTTTGGAATAGACATCATGTTCTACATGTGTCTTATTATAGGACTCTTAACAGTGCCTGCTTTTATAGAGGTCTTGAAGAGAGTATAGTGCACCCTCACTAAAGTTACAGGGAGTCCAGGGCTCGGTGCACTGTCCTGGCTCTTTTTTAAAACGGTGCACTGTCCTGGCTCTTTTTTAAAAATGGTATATCAATTTGACACCTACTATACTGCTACTTGGGTAGCACAGATATTTTGGTGGATACTAAGCTTTTTAATAGCTTGGTATGTTGGGTGTCGAACATACGAGGACTACAGTTAAACTCAATAAAAAGCAAAATTATGATATTTCAAGTAGAAGGTGGGCCAAATGATAAAGGTACAGTAATTGCATTTATTGAAGCTGAATCTAAAGAGGAGGCTGAAGAAATTTGGATAGCTAAACATAAGTATACAGAGTTACCCTTTTATATTCACATTTACGAAATAACTAATATGGCTGAATGGAAACGTAAAAGGGATATGTATCTTAATGTTTTAAATCTGGACTAATTTGAAGATTCTATTACAGCTCATAAAGCTAGAAAACTGAAACAACCTATTTACCACAAAATAGAATAATATGGATAGGCTAATAAACTTTCATCTTAACGCTATGAGGCATTGTCCTCGTAATAAGATGACCTCTCATCTGAATATCATTACAGCTCTGAAAGGACGACAATGTAACTTCTATGAGACATACGATTATTTATGTCAAGCAGAAGGTGTTAAACCTATTTCTCAAGCAAGTTGGCAACAGTGGATTGGGCACATGGATTAAGCTTGTTTATTTTCATCATAGTTGGTCTATGGTTAATGTCTAATCATGAGTGAATGGCAAGCGCTATTGGTGATTATAGTAGTCATCATAGCATTACTAGAACAAAACTAGAAAGGGCAGCATTAAAAAATGTAACGGTTCGCGTGCTGTCCTTTCTTTTTACAAAAATTTGAACTATGAAATACTATAACCACAACAATCAGATTTTTATTGCTGTAAACAGTGATAATGACTTTATGATGTTTCAAGAAGGCGATGAAGAGCTTTCTTATGGAGAAGACATCATAGTAGATGATGTTACTCCTATGATTAGAGAGGCATTCTATTCTAAGTTAGCCTCCTTTTTGAGCAAATTGAAACCATTTGAAAGAGATGTCAATCGTGAGTTATACTGCACATTTGACATGAATTTTATACCATACAAAATGTTAATGCATTATGAACTGGATAGAAATTGAAACCTTAGTGTTTATCTATACTGTCGTATTTCTTATCACCTGGTTAATACAGTATATGGACTTACGACTAGATTCCATCACTTACTATGAAGATGACTTCTTGTGGGAAGATAGAATTATTTCTTTTCTACAGGCTTTAATATGGCCTATTTTTTGGACCTATAAACTTTTACAATATGCTTTCACTAATGTCAGGAGATATCGTCACAGAACTCCTTCAAAAAAGAAAGGACTTGTTAATCGCCTTATTAAAGGACGGTAAATTAGATCATAATCAGAGATATAACTTTGCTTTAGAGCTATCTGACATCAATTCTGCTTTAAGAGAAGTAAGAGATATTCAAGAAAAAGAGCCTAAACACTTACCAGAGTGGCTGGCCGAAAGTTATTAGTGGTTGTAGGTTGAGAGGAGATATGGGTAACTGTATCTCCTCTTTTTAAGAATTAACTTTGAGTGAGCAGAGTTATTATGATTCATTGATTTTAGATAATTTGAAAGTTCGTCATAGTTTATCATAGCTTAAGGAAGTGTCTCACTGCACTTCCTTTTTAACTTACAAAAAAATGGATAATAATACTTTAAGACAAGCAGTTACTCTTAATAAAGGAAGAGAAATTGTACACGAGAAAATAAATAAAGTTAATAACTGCACCTCTTTTACAGTTAATACCCCAAGAGGAACTTTGACTATCAGTAGAAAAGACAAAAAAACTTTTGAAGGTATGATGTCTGTTTTAATATTTGATCTTGAGGAAGAACTTTCTGATATTCAATCAAAAATAGAGTCACTATGAAAAAATTAATGTTTTTATTCCTGATAATTTCAGGAACAGTTTACGCACAGGTTACTCCAATAATTTGGCACGGACCTGTTTTATCTGAGCCTGTAGTTTCAACATATTATAATTGGAACAACTTAAATCAGATCAATTACAGACCAATTACTCCTAAAACATGGGGAAGTTCAATTATTGTTTATGACTTTAACAGAGTTAATCAACAATTTATTATGCCTGTTAGTATTATTGACTGGGGACTTCCAGTTCAAAAACCTACTATACAGCAAAGGTATAATAAAGTAAATCCCGTGATGAAGAGAAATGATTTCTATCAACCACCTTTGGAGCTAAAAAGGTGGAATAACTCAAAAGTAAAACAGATACGATGAGCAGCGAGGAAATACTTTGCCACCTTTCTTATTGGTTAGACGAACATGACAAAAGGCTTTCTGAAAAAACAAGCTGGGACAAGTACGAGGAATCGGTACATTATTTAAAACACTATAGACAGCTTGCTTTAGAAAAAAGATTAGAGATATGGGGCAAATAATTAAAAGCTGTAATAATTCGCTAAGTATTGGGCCTGAAACGGTATTGACAGGTAGATAATTGATTAACGGACAGTCGTGAAAAGTTGCTTATTCACGTAAATCAAAGTAACATATTTTTAGTTGGCAACAACAACATGACCTTCGATGACGCTATGCGTTTTGTAGGTGCGGAACAAGCTGTTAAATTAGCAGCATAACCGCTGGGGCTGCTGTTAGCCTTATTACGACGTATGCAGGTTCGAATCCCAGCAGGTCCACAATGCCTAAGTGAGTAGGTATCGCTCCTATTAGCTTACCTTAGTTTAGGACTGTCTCACTGCAGTCCTTATTTCGTGAGAATAACACCGAGAAGAAATCATTTTTCTTTTCCAAAAGACATGAAACAGATAGGGGTTGAGGTAGGTAAGTTTACTTTTAGCAAAAGACAGCCTAAATCTCCTCGTTCACTTGACCCTATTTTAACTATGCCTTTCCGCATTAATGATAAGATTTTTCATTTAGTTATTGATGCTTGGGACAAAGAAGGTGATGACAGTCGTCTTCGTCAAATGATTTAATTTTATAGGGGATATGCTGGAAGTATACAGGTCCGCCCATTTAGAATCATGAGTACTGTTAGATTCATTTTGCGGATGCCAATAGGCGTGGAGGTTCAAATCCTCCTATCCCCACTATAACCCCTGCTGAAGACAGACAGTGAAAATACAATCGACTATAAACAGTTAAGGAAGATTAGTCACTTGCCCTCATAGCACTACCAAGAGTGTGTTGTCTGTTGTAGGATATAAGTGAAAAAATCCTAAAGGGATAGTTGTGCATTGCGATGTAACAGCTTATATTCCACTTGGAAATGGACAGGGGTTATTTATACCGAGGTGGCGGAATTGGTATACGCTATTATGATAGAATCCGAAGTACAAGGCTATCTACTAAATACGTTAGAAAGTGCACTTGAAGACGTATGCAGGTTCGAATCCAGTTTAATTTCATCACATAAAGATACTGTCAGTAATGGCAGACGTGTTGTTCCCTTGAGAAAGGAATGGTAGACTCAAAAGAGCAAAAAAGATGCAGATGAGTGCATGACCTTGCTACAACACGAATGAGTTCTCAGCAAGTAGTTAATGAAAGAACTAGATAGGGGTTTACTTCTATTAGTACCATGATTAACTATGTGACCCTACTCTTATTAGTTCCACATGCGTAGAGCGTAGGATTAAAAGAAAACTATTCAAACAGCTAATAAGAAAGAGGGTGCTAATTTTTAACCAAAGTTTTGATTAATCTTTGGAAGTGAGGTGAGATGACCTTACATGTTGCTTCATGGGGAGAGAGAGTGCGTCACACCCGCTCTCCCTATTTTTTAACTTAAATCTTTAGTTATGACACGTTTTAATTTCACTATCAAAAAGAGAGATGGTACAGAGATTGACGGATGTTCATTAGGCTTTAGAGACGGATTTGTTACAGATAGTATAGCTATTAAAACAGCTAGAAACTACTGTATATTGAATAAAATACATCCAGTAGACATTCATATTTATTCATCTAAATGCCAAACAAATGAGCAAGAAAATCTCGTTCAGACGTAATGGTAGAACTACTACCGTAAAAGTTGATTCTGTAGCTTCTTCAAGAGGTTCATCAAGAATTAACAAATACTTGGATGATAGGCATTATCCAGTATTCAGGAATAAGAATTGAGAAACCTACACTGGGAATTGAGTCACTGGCGAGGGCCTACCCTTATCAAAGGCTAAGAGCCGACTAGTTACACTCTTCCCAGTGTTTTAAAAAAACTATATGAAGAGAATGAATTTTCCAGGAAGAAAACAAACTCGTAGAGAAGAAGCTCTAGAGAGATTGTACAAGGATTTAGCAGAATTGCGTAAAGAATTTGAGAAAGCATTTGCTCAGTATGTAGGCGCTAAATATGCAGTAGCAGTATCCAATGGTACGGCAGCACTGCATTTAAACTGTCTGGCATTAGGGGTAAAAGAAGGAGATAAAGTTATAACCACCCCAATCACCTTTGCAGCTTCAGCCAATTGCGTTAGATACTGTGGTGGAGAAGTAGTATTTGCCGATATTGATCCTAAAACCTACTTACTGGATATTGATAAGGTTCGGGAACTATTAGAAGCTTCACCAAAAGGAACTTACAAAGGGATAATTCCGGTAGATTTTGCCGGAAGAGCCGTTGACATGGAAGCCTTTAGAAAGTTGGCAGATGAATATGATTTATGGATTATTGAAGATTCCTGTCATTCTCCAGGAGGATACTTTATAGATTCTAATGGGGCAAATCAACATTGTGGAAATGGGAAGTTTGCGGATTTAGCCATCTTTTCATTTCATCCCGTAAAACATATTGCTGCTGGAGAAGGCGGTATGATCACCACTAATGACAAAGCATTATACGAAAAGCTGCTGAAGCTAAGAACACATGGCATAAGCAAAGATCCTGACCATTTTCAAAATACAATCGACTTCGCCATCGGCCAATCGCCAACAGCCAACAGCCAACAACCATCAGCAAATAGCCACCCGCCAACCGCCAATAGCCAAAAGCCAACAATCAATAGCCAATGGCCCGCATGGTATATGGAAATGCAAGAACTAGGCTACAATTATAGATTGACAGATTTTCAAGCCGCATTAGGATTAAGCCAGCTCAGTAGAGCAGATGAGGGATTAGACAGAAGGCGAGAGATTGCTCAACACTATTTTAAAGCCTTTGAAGGAAAGAAATATATTAAAAGCCAATCAGGTGTAGTATCTGGACATGCTTATCATTTATATGTGATCGAAGTAGAAGATCGGTTAGGATTGTATAATCATTTAAGAGAACATAAAATCTTTGCGCAGATTCATTATATCCCCACTCATTTAATGCCTTACTACCGTCAATTTGGATGGAAGGAAGGCGATATGCCGAATGCTGAATCGTATTATAAAGGTTGTTTAAGTTTGCCTATGTTTCCAACACTAACTGATGAAGATCAGGAATTTGTGATTCAAAAAATTGAAGAATACTATAAATGA